AATCGTTTTCCAACGTCACATAATCAACCATCACGGTCATGACACCGACTGCAACAGGCTGATCTCCTTCAGAGTTGAATTCAAAATTAAAATCAACAACCCTTGTATCTTTCGCGTTTCCACCTCTCGTAATATCCGTAAATAAAGCCTCTCTAACTTGAACGCATATCGTATCTAAAGTATCTTCTACTCCAGAAGTAGCCTTTGCATACGCCTCTACTACAAATTCCGCTTCGTGCATTACAGTTCTAGGCGAGCCTATGGTATTATACTCACTAGCATCAGATTTACAATAAATGGTTAGGCATGGAAGTTTAGCTTGCGCTAACGGATAAAATCTTGTTTCAAAGACATTAGACCCTGTCGTGGTCAAACCAGTCAACGCCGTAGTCATGTTGTTTCTAATGCTTTGTCTGACGTGAGCCATTAGACTTGTTCAAGGACCAAGGTTGTAACGCCTGTCCCATCGGCCTCAACAACTTTAATAATATAGTTAGTTGAATTTACTCTCAGAGCATCGCCCTCCGCAGCCGCAGAAACATCAGCCGTCCTGCAAACAAATCTTGGTTGCTCAATGCTAAATTCAACAGTTCCACCTGAATCCGTTGCGAAAAATTCTCTGTCAAAAATCCCATTTACAGTTGACGCACTCCCACCGCTGGGAGTGAAGGTAGCAGCACTCCCAAAGTCATCAGTGTCAAAAAATATTGCACGATCTGATGCGGTTTCAACAGCCATTAATCATCCTCTGGTGTCGATATCTCTTCTGCTTTTACAGCACGGTTGGCTGGTTTCTTTTTACGAGTTTTTTTCGCTGGCTCCGCAAAATTTCTATCAATTAACTTTTGACCAATCGCGTCATCAACTTCGTATTCTTGACCAGGAAACATATTCCCGATTGTTCCAGTGTAACATTTTTCAAAAACTTTGATTTTCATATTTCACCTCAAAGAAAAGGGAGAGGCCAAAGCCCCTCCCAATCTAACATCAAGCAGTTGATACTTCATCAGTTTTGGCAAACGATTCAGCATTACGCAGTGCGATATCCACGTCCTGGTGAACGATAATCCTCACGGTTCCCGCGAGGCCACCTGTTGTTTCATCAATCAAAATATCTGGCGCACCAAATAACCCGACCATCAACTGAGAGAAATCACCGTAGATCAATGCACTTGCATCCGTTCCACCATCCCCTGGGTTCAGGTTTGAAGGTACGTTTGTCGTAAACTCCGCTGGATACCCATAAATTGAGTTCCAAGGGTCATTGAGAAGCATGATGCTATCGGTGCTAGATACCTTTACAGTATTGGCCATCTTTGCTTTCACTTTGGGGTTAGTTAACCAACCTAGAGTGTTAGCGTTGACAATTCCATCAGCATCCTCAACCGTTTTAACGATGTTCGTGAGGTCTGCCCATGTCAGAGCCGCTACATCGGTATCAGCACTGATATCAACATTACCAACCCCAGAAGCATTAAGGATGCCTGTAGGCTCACCAGATGAACCAGATCCGTTGATTCCAACCGCCTCAAGTTTAGAGGCGAGTGACCGAATTAAATCATCCTGAACCACTTGATCTATTGCTGGAATTGACTCTTTCAATAACAATCTGGAGATATCCGCGAAGGCTCCCATTGTTCGAGGTTGAAGTGTCACGGAAGCATCTGTTTGAGATTGATCCGCTACGCTTCCAAGTTCCTCAACAAATCCAGCCGTTGCACCCGTGCTAAATTTTGGGATTTGAATTCGATTAGTCAAACCACTCATGAACATCACACCGAGATTTGCCATCACAGCATTAGCTCTAAGTGCCTCGATGAACATATCGCCTCTGTGAATGGTTGGCACGAAACTGTCCGTTACATTTTCACTGCCTACGGCTCCAGTTGCGGCCGTCGACATTGCTCCTGATCTCCATGCGAAATCAGGCACATAATAACCTCTAGCCGCCTTACCTGTTCGTTGACGGATTTCATCATGCATTTCGCGCTCAAAACCCGCATCAGACCAATCACCAGAGGCTTGCGCTCTGATCATTCTTCCAAGGCTATACTCCCGCTGGTCCTTTACAGGTGCATCAACAACGTGGGCTGGAGTTTCTAAAGGTTCATTACCAATGGCGTCCAAAAGTTCACCCTTGAATTGATCAGCAGAAATACCACGACCAAGCGCATCCTCACCTAGATCAGCTTTGTTGTGTCTTCTAGCCAAAGTCATAATTTCTTTGGCGTTTCTCTGGGCAGTTTTGGCCGCTTCAGCCTTAACCGCTTCCAGGTCTACAGTTTGTTCCTCAGACATATCTTTACTCCTTTCTGAGATAACTTGTACGGTTTTTAAAGGTTCAGAAACAGACCTGCCCACCCCTACCTGATTTGACTGATCCGCAGGAATTGAAACAAGGCTTATCTCCATGGGAGTGGTAGCCACGCGATAATAATCTTCATGATCTTCCTCGTGGTCCCGCTCAACGCGACCATCGACCCGATAGCCTACGCTTATGTTTTGTCGAATCCCATCGACAACATCAGTGAAAACCTCAGAAGCCGTTTCGCTTCTTCCGAAACGAACCAAAGCACGGAGACGCCGCGCATCCTCATCTAGCTCCACAGATTCTACTACACCAATCTGCCGCTCCATATCATGATCCATCAGTAATGGGGCGCGACCGCTGTTCAAAAATTCTAAATTCATACTCTCTTTGGTGTGATCAATTATTTCCATTCCCGAAGCCCTTTTTACTGGCTCCTCTGAAGATACCCCCACTCTGACAGTTCGTTTATCTTCATCGATGGCTTTTTCGTGCATATGAGAATAACGATAAGTAAGATGATCGCTATCAACACGCTCCTCATCGGGTTCATCCATGCCACCCTCTTCCATCTCTTCCGTTTCGTCATGCGCTTTTTTGAAAACGATGGTTACTGTCTCATCATCTTCTACTACTTCTTGAACGTGTCTTTCTTCCATATCTTGAACCTGATTCCTTTCCTTTGTGCTTTCTGGATGACCCGCTGGAAGTAGGTCTGTGTCATGTTTGCCCCCTTGGAATCTTCCATTCCTCAAAGCAAACAAAAAAGAATTTACGCGAGCATATGCCCACTGATCTGGTCCGCTTACTCCTGGTCTAACGCTCCCAGGGTTGGTTTTATAAGCCCCTACACCTCTCTCGAATACCGCTGCCAGAGTTCTAACATTAGTTCTTTTATTAGGGTCATCCCCATATTCTTCGTTGTGTTCTTCTACTTTGTTCCTTAATCCCTCTTGGATAGATGCACTTAAATCAGAAAAACCTCTTTCATCATCTTTTTTGCCTTCAAGTTTTTTTACCAATTCTAAAATAACGTCCTTCATTCTTTGTTCGCCAAGAGTGCCAATCACTCCCCATTTGAGTTGTGACACAACTCCACCTACGTTTGATTTGTTAGGCTCCAAATCCCCACTTTTAAACTGTGACCCATCCCCGAAATGACGTGCCGCCCACGCCTCACGCTCTTTAATCCAATCTAAAGTTCCTTCAGTAAAATCCTCATTCCGTGCTTTTGTCCAGAAATTAAAAGCCTCATTTCCACGAATGTTGCCGCCAGTTCTCCAGACTTCTGGATTATACCTTTTTATATTCGCTGAAAAATCATAATCAAATTGCGGATATTCGCTATTACGCAAACTGATTTTTTTATCATCACCTTTGTTTGGAAAGTCAGTCGCCATCGCCACCCTCAACTATTGGCTCTGCGGGTAGCTTTTGACCAAATGGCTCAAACGCCATATTAAGGCCATATTGTGCAGCCGTCTCTTTATCGCGTGAAATTTGCGCAAAAGTTTCTTCCACATCTCTACCGTAAGTTGCCGAAACATCTTGCATTGACAAAATACCATTCTGTAAACCGACGACCGCAGCATTGATTTCTTTTAAGGGATCAACCCAATTCCACCCTCGCCCACGGAAATACGCATTGTCAGAAAACTTGTCAAATTTTGTAATAGGCAGATTCATATCTCCGAAACTTAGTGCCGATGTTAACCACTCTCTAAAAATTGGCTCTACAAAATGTTGAATCATAAACATCTGTAAGGTTCTGTATCCGTCACGTTCGTCTAGCGCACCCTGTCTAATACTGGAATAATTAACGCTAGATAGATCACTAGATAGGGCTGCATAACTTACGTTTAATCCTGATGAAATACCCCGCAGCATCGCTGATTCAAACTCTGGGTAAGAACTATTCGGATGATCAAAATCAATCGGATCTAGTTTCTGCCCTGCGTTTAATTGGTAGAAAGACCCAGGCTCCACATCAATCACTGGAGTGTGTTCGTTCTCTAATCCCTCCCCAACAAATTCATCGCCTGTCGGTGTCGTAATCACACCCATTTTACTTGCGGAAATCCTGGCCGCTATAACTTCAGCTTCCCGATAGGCCCCCAACATTTTCAATGCTGACATCGCAGAAACCATAAACGGTTCCCCACGAGTTTGATGGGTTCTATTAGGCATATAAACGTGAATTATTTCATCCGCTGGCACTCGTGAATGTTTTCTTGATTTTGCAGAATGAAAATATTTATCGCCTGGATGAGAAGATAAAACATGATAGGCAACAGGCTTGTGAAATTTATCAATCTCAATGCCCATTCTGATTTCGTTGCCATTTGGCAGAGTTTCGTTTTTCTTTTCGTCGACAAGATCCGCTTCAATAAATTGCAGAGCAAACCCATCCTTATACCGTGATCCAGAAACCTTTTTAATAAAAACCTCGCCGTCTCTAGCAAGGCTTTCAATCGCTAACCGCTGACAATCAAACCAACTCATCCGTCCGTCTGAGGTGGGATTGCCAAGTCTGCCCCAGCGTTTCCATGAATTTTCAATTACAGTATTTCCGAAACCATCTAATGATCCATCATCATTTCTTGCTTTGACTTGCAGATGAAAACCGTGATCTCCAATTACATTTGTTTTAAGTAAGTGTATGTATCTCCTCGCAAATTCATTATCTCTGATAAGTTCACGCGATCTGTTTCGCATGACCTCCAGGGTAAATCGAAGTTCTGCATCTGCTGAGTTACTTGATTGGATGAAGTCACCAAATAAACGCCCACCCCTCGCACCCGCATAATTTCTTTTACGAATTTTCGGCTGTTCTTTGCGTTTGAAAATATCTAGTAAACCCATTAGAACCGTACCTTGATCGTGCCGCTATGCGCCCGACCATTCTTAATATCTTCTAAACGATGTTTATTAACTACCTCTCTGCGGTAGTATTCCCTCCAATGAAGAAGTTCCTCTGGAGAAAATTTTGTTAGTGATCGTCCCGCAATTGAATACGACTGAACATCTCCATCTGCTTTTCCTTCAAGCAAACTTTCAATCTTATCCACCATGATTTCGGCATGGTCTCTAGGATCAACGTTATTATCCAGGTCCGTGATAACATCCCAGGAACCCGTCTGGATTACTATTCTTTCAGAATCAGAAGTCCTTACAATCTCTAGTTGCCAGTGGTGATGCCCATCATCAAAATTTACAGATGCAGTTGATGCTATGGTGAATAAATAGTCGTTACCGTCCGCAGAACCAGAAACCTTAAATTCACTTGTAGGTGATGTTGATAACTTTGAAACATATTCGGCACTATATGCTGATGATGGATAATCGACTCCGAGGTTTTTTTTCCTCCACGTTACTCGATCACCAATAACTAATTTATCTGGTTCAAGTGTTGGTGCGTTGTCAGTGTCGAATAGGTTAGCCATCTGCTACCGCCAAGAATTCACAAAACTTTGTTTTTTTCGGAGTGGACGCGGTGATTTCGGTTTTTTTTCAGCAGGATTTTCATTAACCATCCGATCTGCAACCGCATTTAAATTGACGTTTAAAATACAGAGTGCAGAATAAGCATACACTCGTAAATCTAACGCCTCATTTCTATTTCGAGTCTTCACAAATTCCCGACGTGGATAACCTTTTGAGTATTTTGTTACTATCTTTTCACTGTCTGTAAGTTGTGCAAAATATTCATCATCACGCGATTCTGGGAAATGACAAAACCCTGGCCCTTCTTTTGTAATCCGAAAACGCGAAAAAAGCAATTCTTTTATGGGGAATGTTCCTATCGTAAATAATCTGATTTTTCCGATATTATTTCTAGTTGGCCTTGATACCAGTGGACGCTGCTCCCCACCCATACCTTTGATTGCAAAAACTCGTCGTGCTTCTCGTGGTCTTACGAAATTATAAACTGCTTGAGTATAATGACCGCCCGAGTCTATGCACGCTGATCGAACAGGCAGTTCTCTTCCTGTATAAGTTATGAATTTTTGCTTCAATACTTCATCTAAATCTTGCCAAGGTGCTGGAGTTGATAAGTCTCCATAAATTTGACCGTAGCCAATACTCCAGCTTTCTTCATCCCTTCCCCATCCGACGCATTCATACTCCAATCTATCGTCTTGTGTATCGATCCCTGCTGTAATTGCGACAATCCTATCATCAATTTGATCGGAATCTTCAAAAGAATTGGACCGCAAATCAACGTGTTTAAGATTTTCTCCAGCGTCCTCCCAACTCTCTCCCAAGAAAGTATTCACCCAAACTTTAAGAGTTTCAGGGAGTTTTTTAGCTTCTAGAAAGTCTGAAACTGCATCTTCCAAAGTAATCCAGGGAGAATAAAGACCCGATAAATGGAAACCAGCTATGGATTTTTTACCGTTTTGTGCTTCCCAATAGCCTAATTTTATAGCCTTATATCTATCGGAATCATTCCAAATCGACCCGCAGACATCACAAACGTAATGTACAGAACTAGGATCATCTTTTTCCCAGCGTACATTTGACCATTTTAAGGTTTGATTTTCCCCGCAATCTTTACAGGGAACAAAAAATTGTCGTTGATCGGACTGCAAATATTCTGTTTCAATTCTAGATAATCCTTTCACAGTAGGAGTTGAAACAGTAATTACTTTAGAATTCCAGAAAGTTTGGCTTCTGCGGACAGCCAACTTTACAGGGTCTCCTTCACTACCAGCAGAAGGAGGATATCTGTCAACCTCATCACACAAAACAATCCGAACAGGTCTGGAAGCTAAACCCGCTGCGCTATTTGCTCCAGCGATAGTAACATGACCATTCGGGAATACCTTGTGTAGCGTAGTGTTTCCAGAGTCACGAGATCGGGGATCTTTTACTTTCCCCTTGAGACAAGGAGTGTCTCTCAACATCGGAGCTAGTCGATCTTTTGAAAATGCCTGACTCATTTGAAGAGTCGGCTGTATGCAGAGAATTGGGGCAGGATCGTGAGCTATATGATAACCCAAGATATTTAAAATAAGTTCTGTCTTTCCTACTTGAGCCGAGGACATCACGACTACTTGCCGAACGGAAGGATCATTAACTGCATCCATAATTCCGCGTAAATACTCAGCCCTGGATGTGTACCATCTTCCAGGTTCCGCAGATGCTTCAGGACTCAACCGTCTTTCAAGATCAGCCCATTCACTCACCTTCAATATCGGAGGAGGACGGAGAGCCTTTGACATCTCCATCATAATCCTCTTCATTTGCGAGGAGGTCTGCTTTGATCCATTCGGCAAGTTCGTTGAGTGCTTCATTTATTTGTTCTTCAATTAATCCTTTACAAATCGCTGGATTGTTTTCTACTGCAACAACTGGTGCTAATTTTGCTGGTAGGCTTGTGAGTTTACCCTTTACTGCATTAACAATATCTCCCCAACTATCAATCACTTCCTCAATAGCTATAAGTGACTGTCGCTTTTCTGCAACTTCCATTTCTGCAAGGGCAGCTTCCGCCGCCATCTTTTTTGCACGTTCTTCATTAAGATTTATTACATCAGGACCAGAAATGTAATTTAGAGCAAAAGGGATAACATCTCGCAGAAGGTAATATTTTCTATTGCCTCTTGTTTCGATAGGGTTCACTAAAGTGAGGATTTGCCTCATTCTCCGATGATCAATCCCCATCTCTGTGGATAGCCTTCCAGCAGTGTATCTATCTTGACCGACCTGGTTCATAGGAACCCCCACCTAGAATCTATTTCTAGAAAACTTCCGACCTCGCGCGTACCT